TATGGCAACTACCAAAGATGCACCAAGTTTGGCGTTGGATTTTGTGGAGGTGGTTGAACCAAGGCTATGGATGTCAACTACTTATAAAAATACATACGTATCTTCTATTCCAGCAGCAGTTCTCGATGTAAACAATCCTGGAACCGGATGGTATGACCTTGGTTCGATTAGGGCAGTAAAAATTCCAGTTTCAAAAGATGTGTTTGAATTTAAACAGGGTGTTCCGAGAACTTCACGAAAACAATGGGAAATTGACAGGTCAGCCCAGATTACATTTAATACAGCAGACCTTAGCCCGTATGTCGAAGCTATTATTATGGGCAACACTCTTTATAATACATTGGGCGGTGCTCACTCAAGGGGGGCTGAAGGTTCACATGTGGCATCTCTATATACAGATGGTACTCGAAGAAGAACTCTTATAAAAACTGCGAGTTTACCAGCAGGCGAGGCATTAGCACAATATGACATGGTTGCATGTGCTTCTCCGACAGCAGCTTCTATTGAAAGCTCATATAATATCGCAGTTGTAGAAAGTTGGGCACTTAAAAATGCAACTCAGGGATTTTTAACGCTTGCTGATGCTGGCTTTCCGATTGACCCTGCTGTTAAAGATGTAATCCAGAAGGTCGATGCTGTAGAATTTATTGACAGCATGGGTTCTGATACGGTTCGTTCTGCAATGCTTTTCTGGGATACGCTTGTATCAAGCGGCACAGTTAAATTACAGCATTGTTTATATTTTCCAAAGATTAGAAATTATTCAGGCGGTGATTTTGATTTAAAAGACGCATCAGAACCTTACGATGTGGGCGTAACATTATCAGCACAAGCCACCAGCATGACTTTTAGTGATGGCTCAACTGGTTATAATTTCTACAAGAAATGGGTACTGCAATATTAAAAATATAGAATAATATTGTTTTTATCCTAACTAAATACAAAAAGGGGATTTAATAAATGGGTAAAATAATTACATCCGGCAAGGATTTAATAAAAGATAAAAAAGCAGACAAGGGCGTGCTTAAAGAAGAAGAAGACATAGTGCGCCCTTCTCCTGAAGAATTTGCTGAAGCAAACACACCAGAGCTATCTACAGACTATTTTACGATAGCAAATAAAACCTTCCTGTATAAAATCAGTAACATTAAAACTCAAAAGATAATGGCTAAGGCTCTCGATGCTGTTTCTAATTTTATTGGCAAGATAGATATCAAAACTGCGTTTGATAAGTTGAGAGAAATTTTTAAAAATCAACAGGAAGAAGATGAAATCGACAGCAAGGTTTCCGAATATATAGATATGGCAGAGATAGTCAAGGTTATTGTAGAACAGGGCGGGTTGTCGAATATTTATATCGCTATTCTGGAACTATATTCAAAGTCTGTATATGCTATTTGTAATTCTCAAGATGCATCTATAACAATAGACTGGATAGAAGAAAATACTAATTTTAATCAGGCGCAGGAAATCTTTTTCAGGCAAATGAGAAAGGATGAAATAGGTGGCAAAGTTATCAATTTTTTGTACGGGCTGACCAGAGCGATAGTAGGCGAAAAAAGAAAAGAAAATCAGTAGAACTTCCAGATTATTTAAAGGAGTTTGCTTTGGTCGTAAGTGTAGCAAATGCATTATATATGAGCATAGATGAAGTAGAGGAGAAATTTACACTGCCTCAACTCTTTATAATGACCACAATTCAGGCTATAAACGATGAAGAGGATAATCCCAGTAAGCAATTAAACAAAGGAAAAACGAAAGAAGAAATAAACAGGAATGCTTTCAGGATGCTAAGATGACCACCTCAGAATATATAGACAAAATAGATGAGATGTTTAATGAATGCAAGAAAAACAGGCTTTCACGTTTTTCAGTTGAGTGGGATAGTTTTTCAAGGAATGTGAATAAAGAACGCAAAGAAGTGGCAGAAAAACTTGAAGGAAATGAACAGATACTTCTAAACATGGCATTATTGTATTGGTTTAAAAAAAGCGAACTATTAGAATTGCATTATAAAAAACCATTATTCAAACAGAATTTCAAGAAAAAATTGGCTGTTCATTGTAATAAAATAAAATCAGATATTTTAGCAGAAAAAGCTGATTCTACTCTTTTAACTAAAGACCTTGTATCTTTGTTCCAGAGATACCATTTCCAAAGAGGAGTAAAATCTAAAAATGGATGACTACATTGGTGTACATTACGAAATTGACATCAACAAATTAAAAACCAGTATGGATAAGGCTAAAACCGAACTGGATAGGTTTAACCAAAAAATATCTAAAGCCGCACAACAAGTATCTGCGCCAAGAGGTATGATACAAGGGTATGCTGGAGTTGGTGCAGAATTAAAAAAGATGGGTATTTCTGCTACCACTACCACCAAACAATTTGAAGGAATGAATTTTACTGCCCTTGAACATACAAAAATAGCTAAATTAACAAAAGTTCAGATGGGTAATTTAGAAAAAAGTATAGAAAAAACTGGCGTAGCAACTGGTACTGCTTCAAAACAATATGATAGATTAAGTAAAAGGCTTGAACATTCTCAATATCAAATCAGACAACAAGCTGGCGCAATGGGCGATGCAAGGCGTGCTCAAGAAAGATGGTCTGCTACTGGTATGAAAGCAATGTTTCTTTCCCAAACTGCATGGTTAGCATCTGGTGCTGTAATATTCGGAGTGCTTAGTACTATTAGAACTGGCATACAAACTTTTATGGATTTTAATCAGGGTTTAGTTGATGCTGCTGCTATAACTCAGGCAACTGCTTCTGGTTTTGATAAGATGCGTGAAGCAGCAATGAAAGCATTTACAAGTTCCACAATGGGAGCAAAAGAGGCTACCGATGCATTAAAGATACTTGGTCAGGCTGGTATGGACGCTACTGATGCAGCTATAGCATTAGAAACAGTTTATAAAGTTACTACAGCTACAGGTGGTGCAACCACAGATGTTGTAAAATTCTTAACCACAGCATTAAATGTCTGGAATTTATCTGCTAAAGATGCTGCCGAAGTTGGTAATATATTAGGTGCAGCATTAAACTATTCTAAACTCGAAGTTGAAGATTTAACAACTGTGTTTAACTATGTGGCAAGTATGGCTAAATCGGCAGGCATGTCCATTACAGATTTAGCTGCTACATTAGCTGTAATGGCGAATGCTGGTATAAAAGCCTCAACCATAGGTACAGGGTTAAGAGGCGTTTTTACAAAGCTTATAGCCGATACGCCAAAATTTAGAGCGCAATTAAAATTAGTTGGGCTTGGCATGGAAGATGTCAGCCTTGTAACCAATGATTTCTTTACTGTTTTAAAAAGATTACAGGATGCCAAATTCGATATGCCTAAAATATTTAAAGGTATGACTCGAAGAGAAGCAGCATCTTTGAACGTAATTTTAGAACAAGGCGTTGAGAGATTTGAATTGATGGCAAAAGCTCTTAAAGACACTACTGCTGTAGAAGTAATGTTTGAGCGTTCAATGAGAGGCATGAAAAATCAAATAATACTAACTGGGCATCAAATACAGGCAGTATTTATTGATATGCTGAAAGTTACAGAACCAATTATTATTGGCATTACAAAATCTATACAAGCATTAATTGCAGCACTTCGTACACTTTCTCCAGTGTTGATAGGCGTGACTGGTGCTTTTGCTTTATGGAATATTGGTTCGTTATTAATGGTTGCTAATGCTGCAAAGACTACGATGGCAATAGGAGCTGCCACAGCAAGCGTTGGATTTTTTACTAAAGCATTATTATTTTTACAGGGGCATCCTATTTTCGCTGCACTTTCTTTATTGATTGTTGGATATACTGCCATAAAAGCAGCAGTTGATTACGCAACAACATCAACCAAAGAGTTTATGAGTAAACAAAATGAAGAAATTGATGATTTAAGAAAATTGCAATTTTTAATGATGGATGTAAATAGAACCAGCGAAGAAAAAATAGCAATATTATCCGATTATGCCAAACAATATACTTTTCTATTACCATTAATGGAAAAAGAAACTGTAATACTTGAAGATTTTTTGGAATTATCAAGCAAGGAAATTAAATCACGTGAATTGGCAAAAGTAGCTTTAAAAGAGCAGGAAATTGCACGCAAAGAATCAATAATATCATTAATGGAAGAACAAGAAGAAATTGCAAAAACAAGTAAATTGGTTAAATTTTTATCAAAACTTTCTCCATATTTAATACCTGGTGCTGAAAGAATAGCTGAACAAAAAAAGCAATTAGAAGGATTAAGGATAGAACTTGATGCTTTAACTGGTAAAGATAAAAAGATAATTAAAGAAAAGCCAATGTTTGAATTTACAGGTGATATGGAAACAGAATTTGATAAGATAAAAAAGGCTGTCAGTTCTGCTAAGGCACAAGCCCTTACTGACCTTAAAGAAAGTTTAAACATATTTGGTATAACCGAATTAACAAAGACAGAATTACTTAAAACACAATTAAAAAAGAGACAAGAAATAGAAGCAAAGTTTCGTGCTGAAAAATTAAAAGACCCAGAAGATACTATAATAAATAAAGACATTCGTGATAGAGAATTAGAAGCTCTTGATAAACAATTAAAAGCGCAGGAATTAGCAATTGTTGAATATAATAAAAAAATATTTGAAATTAATACCAAAGCAGCAGAAGAAGAAGAGAAAAACTTAGAAAAATTTACTAAAGCAATAGAAGAGGCATTAAAAGACAAAGCAGATGCTATAGCAAAAATAGCAGGCTTTGAAGAAACATATAGAAAATCTCAAGCCGACCAACAAAAAAGAGCCATGAAAGAAAGATTAACTGAATCTGAATATAATAAATGGCTGGCAAAAAATGAATTTGAAGAAGAACAGGCAAATTATATTAAACGAATAGCTGATCTTAAAAAATTTAAAACAGAATTATCTGAAACAAAAATACCAGCCGCACAATTAAAACCATTAATGGATGATATAGATGCTTTAATAGCAAAATTGGAAGAAGCAAAGAAAAAATTAAAAATAGAAGATGTTTTACCCTATGATAAAAAAGATATGGTAGGTGGTTTTAAAAAGGGCATTGAGGAAATGGTAGATGCCTGGTCTGATGGTTATGCATTAATGAAAGACCTTGCAAGAGATGCAGCAGAAAGCATTCAAAGCACATGGTCTGACATTGTATATGATAATATGATAGGCGAATTAAAATCTATTAACGATTATTGGAAGGTTCTGAAAAATGCGATTTTAAGGCATGTTGCAGATATAGCTACAAAAATGGCTATGGCTGGCATAGCTGGAATGTTCTCTGAGCAAAAAACTGACTGGCTTGGAATTACAATGAAAGCTATCGGAATAGGAGTTGGGGTTGGCGGGATGGCTGGTGGTGGTGGTGCGGGTGGTGGTGGTTTTGATCCAAATGTAGCATATAATATGCCGACTGGACATACAGGTGGTGCAGTAACAGGAGATAGAAGTAATAGTTTTAAGGCATTCTCTGACGGTATCAGAATGCATAATGGTGGCGAAGTTATGCGTATTCTTAAAAAAGGTGAATATGTAATGCAGGATTCTGCTGCAAAAAGCATAGGGCGTGGTAATCTCGACCAGATGAATAGAACCGGACAATTACCACAGAAACAGCAACCACAAATTATAGACCGTAGGACTACCGTTAATTATATACAGGCTATTGATGCTGCCAGTTTTGAGCAAACCCTTCGAGAAAAAGGTGGCAGAGCTATATACGATATGTCTTTGAACAGTTATAGTGCAGCAAGGAGTAAGAGAGACCCAAGAGTTATAAATAGATAAAGGTAGATAAAATATTATGCCAACTTATTTTCCATTTGCAATACAGCCTGATTTCAGTGAACGGGTAGCAATTCATCCGACACTGAGAAATTCGCTTGGTCAGAATATTCTGGCTACCCGTAAGCAATTCGAGAAAACCCATAGAATAGTTTATACTTACTTTAAATTATCAAACAGGCAATACAGGATTATAGACAATCATATTGGTAGTGTAAATGGTGGCGTTACATCTTTTTATTTAGTGCATTGGGGAGAGCCAAAGATTGTAAAAGCCATAGATACTAAGGGTTATATAACCCTCAATAATATCAGCAAACTGAGTGCCAATACCGGCGATGGTGGTAATAAAATATGCCTTTGGAAGAACTCTGGTGATTATGGAAACGATAATGCAGTATCAAGTAATGTTATTACTGATAAAAATAAATCATGGACAACAAACGAATGGCAGAATCATCAAATAGCTGATTCAAACGGCGTAGAATTTAATGCAAGCCAGAATTCTGCTAATACCATTACGCATACTGCAAGTGCTTCCGGCACATTTTATCCTGGGGCATATGAACTATACAGATACGAAAGCCATACTATTGCCACTATAAACGTGACCACCAGAATAGTGACTTTAAATGCAAGCATCACCATGACATATTCTGCTGGCATACAGTTTGTGATGCCAGTCTATGAAGTATTTTATGAAAAAGATGCACTTGAGTTAGAGCAGACAGGAGAGTTTAACAGAGAAAATTCTGATAATTATGGCAACTTTTATTCGGGTGAACTGTCATTTACACAAAAAGGGAGTAATTGATGGCTCTGACGACTAATGCCTCATTTGACTTTGAAAAAAACAAACTTCAATCCGGTGGTATGCTGAATCTGTTTCAGGTTCAGGTTCAGGCATCACCTGTATTATATGAATATTGGGCAGAATATAATGCTTCAATCACTTATTTTATACCAGGCACGGTTACAGCCCAAACTTATACGCCATTCCCAATATCGAGGGGTGAGATAGAAACAGATGATGGTTCAAAAGCTCCTACACTTGATATAAATATAGGCGCAGTTGATCAAACAATAATTTCTTACATGGAATCTAATAATGCTTTAAGAAGAAACAGGGTTAAAGCAATAACTGTGCCATATGATATGCTTGGCAATGCAAGTGCGTGTATTGTAGATACTTTTTATATAGATGGTGCTGCAATAGACCATGATAAAGAAATTGCTTCTTTTCAATTAACAAGTAAAGGACAGGTTGATAATGTAACAGTACCATTGAGGAGTATGAGGCGTGACCAATGCCAGTGGAAATACAATGCAAGCGACTGCATAGCAAGCACAGGTTCTTCTGGGTATAAAACAGTATTGACCGACAGCAAGTGTAAACATACAAAAGCCGATTGTGCTTCAAAAAATAATGTTATTAACTTTGGTGCATTCCCAGGAATAGGAACGAGAAAAATTGTCTTTAGGTAGTAAAAAAATTGATATAGTAAAATATCTTGGCATTCCATACAAACATGAGGGTAGAGATTTTAATGGCATAGATTGTTATGGGTTATTCCAGCTTTTTTATCGAGAAGAATTCAATGCAATTATACCTGATTATAAATATGATGAAGAATGGCGACTCAAGGATTTTAATTATATCGAAGAAGAGTTCTGGCAGTATTGCGAAAAAATAGACAAGCCAGAAAGATATTGTATCGTAGGTTTTAGAATGATTGGCAGACCAGTAATGTGCCATATTGGAATAATTTTATGGGATACAAATGAATTTCTACACATTCCAGACGGTGAACAGGTGTGTGTAGAAAATCTAAGCAACAGAATGTGGAAAAGAGCATTGTTTGGTTTTTATCGTATCAAGGATATTAATAAATGGCAAACGTAACAATATATAAATCAGCCTTTGAAGATGAAATTTTAAAAACAATTAATGTTGATGAATTTTATTCTTTAAGTAAATTATTGCATGAACAAAGAGATTTACATTGGAAATACGTAACTGTTTATGTAAATGACAAGGCTGTGCCTGTGGTTGACTGGAATTTCTTTGTTATTTTGCCATCTGATAATATACGAATTGTGCCACAGATTGGCAAGGGCAGAATATGGGCTATAGTTGGGATGGTTGTGGGTATTGCCTTATTTGCATTCGGTGGATGGGCATTAACAGGATGGGCATTTGCTGCATATGTTGCCCAAGGTGCATTGATAGGTTTCGCTGTTGGTTCAATCGTAGATTCTTTTGTATATAAACCTTCTGCCCCAAAGTTACCACTATACAGTGCTGGCGATATGATGTCTGACAGCCCTGCTTATGGTTGGGACGGCCCAATGCTTGTAACACAGCCAGATGGCCCTGTAGGAGTTACATACGGTGAATTCCTGATAGGTGGCGCACTTATCATGCAGTATATATCATCTGATGGTACATACATCTATTTACACATGCTTATCAATCTTGGTGAAGGGCCTGTTCAAGGCATAATGAGAGCAGATGAAATAGATGTTTGTTCAAGCAATAACGAGACTCCTTATATCTTAATCAATGGCCAGACTTATAGCAGTTTTGATGGCGTTGAATGGGATTACAGACTTGGCACAAGACACCAAAGCGTTATAGATGGTTTTCATACCACCAGTACGAGTTATTCTGATGGCAGAAAAATAGCTTATGGCAAGCCTGTTACATATACAATGACCGGCAATAATATAGAAGATTTTGTAGTACAATTAACTTCTCCGCAATTATTTGAACAGGATAATGCCGGAAATATTATAGAAAAATCAATCCAATATAAAATAGAATACCAGGTAGTTGGCGCACCAGCATGGACAGATGGCGGAACGTATAGTTTTTCTGGAGCATCTAAAACTACTGTATATGAATATAAACAAATCAGTAATTTAACTGCTGCTAATTATGACATACAAATTTCAAGATTATCGCCCGATTATACATCTTTTAAAGTAGGTGGTGATTTATATCTTAATGCTGTAACAGAAACTACTTATGAGAATATTGCTTATAGAAATTCTGTATTACTGGCATTAAAAATCAGGGCTACTGAACAATTAAATGGTTCGACACCAAATATATTGACATTGCTCAGAGGCAGAACCGTAGAAGTGCCAGCCCTACAGATATTAAGCGTTACGCAAACCTATGAAGATTGTTATTGGCATGATGGGCTTGGAGCATATAAAAGAACTGCTGATAATGAAGTATGCACCGATACTGGCAATCTTGTAACTCAATGGACAAAAAATCCAGTATGGTGTTCAAGAGATTTTGTATTAAATAAAAGATATGGGGCAGGAGAATATATATCTTCGACAAATTTTGACACAACAACTGCCGCTACAGAGGCAAAGCATTGTTGGGATCTTGTAGATAATTTAAACAGTGGTACAGAACATAGATTCCAGCTTAATATGGCTATTGCAAAATTTACTGCAATACCAAGTGCATTAATGACACTGGCTCGTAATTTTAGAGCTATGTTTGTATGGATAAGCGATAATTATAAAATTGTTATAGATAGAGCAAGAACCCCTGTGCAGATTTTCAATATGAGTAATATTGTACCCAAATCTGTGAAAACAACATACTTACCTGCTTCAAAAATTCCTAACTTTCTTGGTGTTCAATATGCTGATACCGAAAGAGATTATAAACTTTCTACCATAGAAATAGTTGATGAAGATGAATGGACTGATATAAAGCCTGTTCGTAAAGAGACAATGAATGCCGAGGGATGCACTAATCTTTCGCAAGTTTTAAGAGATGGCAGATATTATCTTAATTGCAGAAAATATATTACCAAGCTTGTAGAATTTGATTGCGATATGGATTCTCTGCATTGCCTGCCTGGCGATGCGGTACAGTTTCAAAGTGATAGCCTTGGATGGGGGGTTGGTGGCAGAATAATATCTGCGACCTCATCTTCTATTACCACCAATATAGATGTAACATATACATCCGCCTATGTGACAAGGGTAATATTATCAGATGGCACGCTTGAAACCAAAACAGTAACTTCGATTACCAATAACAATAGAACACTAAATATAAGTGGCACTTTTACCTCTACGCCACCTGTAGATAGTATTTTTACATATGGCGCAAGCACAGTCGATTCTAAACCGTTTAAAGTGGTTTTAATAAAGCGCAAAGAAGATAATAAATGCTCTCTTATATTAGCAGAAGAATCAGCCAATAAATATATTGACACAACTGGTGTATATTTACCAGACCCAAAATATACCACGCTCCCAGCCCCTTCAGATGTGCCAGGAATTGTTACAGATTTAGCTTTAACCGAAATGTCCAATAAGCCTGGTTTTTATATTTCATTTAATATTCCACAAAATGATATGGTTTTTAGCTATGCAAATATTTATCTATCTATGGATAATAGTAATTGGTGGCTGTATCGAGCAGGCGTTACTACAAATTCAGACATAGAAGTATTGGGAACATTGCCAGGTCAAACATATTATGTAAAAGTTATTTCTTACAATAGA